GCAAAACTTGTTAGTCAGGTGGAAAAAATGAACAAAGGTTCAAACGGTGTAGATGATCGTTTATGGAAACCAGAAGTAGATAAAGCAGGTAACGGTTACGCAGTAATCAGATTTCTCCCTGCACCAGACGGAGAAGATTTGCCTTGGGCAAAACTTTACACTCATGCTTTCCAAGCATCTGGTGGTTGGTATATTGAGAACTCATTAACAACACTTGGTCAGAAAGACCCAGTATCAGAGCATAATTCACAACTCTGGAACTCAGGTGTTGATTCCGATAAAGAAGTCGCAAGAAAACAAAAACGTAAGTTATCTTATTATAGTAACGTTTATGTTGTTAAAGACCCTTCAAACCCAGCGAATGAAGGTAAAGTATTCTTGTTTAGATATGGAAAGAAAATCTTTGATAAGATAACTGCTGCAATGCAACCTGAGTTTGAAGACGAACAAGCAATCAACCCATTTGATTTCTGGGCTGGTGCAAACTTCAAAATCAAAATCAAAAAGGTTGCTGGGTATTGGAACTATGACTCATCTGAGTTTGCTGCTCCTGCTCCACTTTTAGATGATGACGATGCAATGGAGGCAGTTTGGAAGCAAGAATATTCACTTGCAGAACTTATTGCTCCAGATCAGTTCAAATCATATGAAGATCTCAAGAAGAGACTTGATTATGTTCTTGGTCTCACTGTTGCACCAAAAAGACAAGACCCCGAAGTTATTGATGAAGATAATAACTTAGAGGACTTAAGTGAAGGTCGTGCTGTTGTTGACACAACTCCATCCTCTGTAAATACAGATGAGGATGAAGAAGATGCACTTAGCTATTTTGCAAAATTAGCTGAAAATTAGGAAATACCCCGAAAAAAATTTCGGGCCATTTTTTACGCCAGAGGTCGCTCAAAGTGACCTCTTTTTTATGGCGAAATTAATCTTGGATTCTCTGTTTTTTTAAGATTTTTGCTAACAAATTGTTTTGATGGTTTATAAGACATTATATTCGACATATCTCTCAAATATATCTCTACATATTGTTTTTGTAAGACATTAATTTCTCTCTTTTGATCATTTAAGTTGATTTCGTGTTGAAGGTAAGTTATTGCTTCAATTTTAGATTCTGTTTTGGAAACACCACTATCAATAAATGTAATTGAGTGACCCTCCTCCACTGTAATTCCCTTTGGTTGAATTAATCTTTGAGAAGAATCAACTATTTTTAAAGTTTCATAATGATGTACATATGATAATTCTGCTGTTGTATATTTGTTTGTAAGATAGTTCTGTAGGTCATTCTGAGACATTGGCCATTCATCTCTAACGTTAATAACGTTATTTGTTGTGAGAACAACCCAATCTAAGTTAGCATCCCCATATACTTTACTTGCTACGTTATCTGGTCGATCATCTCCTTGAATTAAATATTGATTAAATTGAAAATATGAGTTTACAACATCTTCACGCAATACAGCCCGTTTGAATATATTTTTGACTTGATTATAGTCATAAGCAGATGTGCGATCATTCGCAAGTGACGGATAATCTAAGTTTGGTAATTGTCTGAAGTAAGTGTTTTTAGGACTTCTTCCCGAAGATGAATATGCCATTAGTAACCAACTTCTCCTCCATACTCATGATCTACTCTATATAGAGGTCTTAATTCACTAAATTGTAAACTCATAACCACCGCTACAGGATGTGAATCTTGATATGCAGACCAAAATCCATCAGGAGCGTAGTCAACTGTGATTGTTCTTAGTGCCATCTCATTAAATCTATTTACGGTGTTTAATGTTCTCTTCCCAGCTTTATATTCAAGTTGAAATACATTTGGAGTTCCTAATAACGCAGGGCCATCAGAGAAAACTGGTGCTGCACCTACTTTGAAAAATTTAATTATTTTTCTAATTTCTTCCGCTTCATCTTTACCTCTTGCGATCATTAAAAATTTAAATCCAAAATCTCTTAACACAGGCCCTTGAAATAAGAGCTCTGCGTTTGGATTCAAAATTTTTCCACTTGTTCTCGCTAGAACTTCATCTGCCGTTACATTAACTCCAGCCAATTTTGAAATTTCCTGAGCTCCAATTCCTAAACCAGCTAATCCTGTGCCTTGTAAGTTACCTATAGCAGATTTGGAGGGATCATCACGATTTTGAGCAAAAATATTTCCTCTCAATTCATTTCCCTGTGCAATGTTATCTTGATCAATTTTTGATTCACCTAAAAGATTTCCATAAAGTGTGTTAAATTGGGAATCCATTCCCATGTTACCTTTTGCAGCGTCGATTAATCCACCCGCCATTGACGCAAAACCTAAACCAAACACATTTAAATCACTCTTTCCCCACTCTGCACCATTTGAATCACTTACCTTAGGCATTGGTAGAAGCACAGTGCCACCATATTTTCCATATGGTTTCCCTCTTACATTGTCAGCTGGACTTGTTTGATTTCCAGAGGAATCGTACCCAGCTGGTCTACTCGCTTGAACATTTCTTGAACTAGGAAAAGGGCCGCCACCACTTGTGCCAGGCCTTTCATATTCAAACTGTTGTATTTTTAAATGATCTTGATTATCATCAATGTCAAATGGGTATCTGAAAGTATCTGGTATTTTTGGTGTTGCATTTTCTGGTTGTTGACTAACTACAGTTTCAATATTATCAGTGGTTTCATTTAAATCTTCTTTTCTGTTATTATATTCTGATTTTAATCTTGTATAATTTTGATTTAGTTGTTCTTTATCTTGTAAAACAGTTTCAGTGACATTTCCAGTTTCTCCAGTTGTATTAATACTTATTGTATCTAATGCATCGTCAGTTTTTGATATAGCTGTAAAAAGATCACTCTCTGGATTTACTGGTTGATAAAGATTATTGCCTGTATTTAACACACCTATTGATGATATTTCACCATCAGTGACAGTAACCGTGTATGTACCCTCATATTCTGCTGAGGGTTGTTCATCTAGTTGAAATGGTTTGCTTTTTGTCTCTGACATTAGTTTTTATTGTAAATGCGACTTCTTGGAACACTGATTCCTCTCATATCAACAAATTTTTCAGTCGGTAATTGTGCTACGTCCGTCCACTCTGATTCTGGAATACGATATGGTTGACCTCTAACACCAGCATAAAGATATTTATGTAAAGTTCGAGGAGGAACTGCGACAGCACCTTGAGCAGAGTTATTTAGTAAGCTCATTGCTAATTCTTCTCTTTGATTCAGACGTAAATAATGTAAATTGCAACCTAAAAATCCACCTGTTCTCATTTCAATGACATATGACAAAGGATACATGTCATAATATGGTTGTTTTGTCTGTGCTTGATAAGTAAAAAAATATAATTGGCCAGGAGCAAATCCACCTGTATCTGCAGCGTCGTCATCAAAGTTTGTAGATCCTAGTTCCTGTATTAATTGTTGACGAAAAAAATCCTCGTTAACTTGTCCACTAACTTTATTCAATATGTTTTGAAGAATACTCATCGGATTCCTAATTCTTTTTCAGTCATAATCTTGAACTCTAATTTACGATCTGCACAAAACTCTCTCGCTGCTTTCCATTTTGCTTGATTTTTGACATATGTAACTGATTCATTTATGAGAGTTTTTCTTGATTTACCTTTTGTCGCTTTTGGTTCGAGTGTTTCTCTCATTGGTTTTACTTCAATCACTGATCTACGGATATTACCATCTTTATCTTTATATTTAATGAAAAAATCAGGAAAATATCTACGAACACGATTAGTGGTTGGATCATGATAAGGTATAAAAAACTCTTCCGACGCCCATTCAAGAATATTTTCATTTAAATCACAATAGTTCATGAATTTTCTTTCCCATAAAGACCTATAAATAATATTACGTTGATCGCCTTTATATTTCTTAGGATAAGAAGGTTTATATATTCCTTTATAACTCATACATAGTATTATAACCCTAGTTTATTTATCGTGTCATTTCCAAAAGAGTCAGAATTAAAACCAAAGAATATGCTAGATATTCGGGATCCTGTATCTCGTGTATCTCTTGATACTTTTTATCAAGTTTCATTCAGTTTTGGTAATAATGATAAATGGTTTAAACAAAGTGTAAGTTCTGGTAGTAAAAGAGCTGCTGGAACTACATTTAAACAAAAAATGTCTTTATTATGTACTCAAGCTGAAATTCCAGGCACTTCATATCTAACAACTCAAGCTGTTGGACATCATCAAGGTATTCAAGAAGTTTTTCCAACTTTAAGACAGTTTCCACCTTTAAATTTAACTTTTTATGTTGACGCTGATCATCTTATTTTAGAAATTTTAGAGAGTTGGATGACATATATAAATCCTTTGTCAGATAGGAGAAGATCAGACGCTTTTGGTAGATTGAATTATCCAGACACTTATAAGGAGACACTTCATGTTTCTAAATTTGAAAGAGATACTTTTTTAGAAGGTGAGGATTCTGCTGGTAATCCAAGAGCAACCACGAAAGTTTCACATTATGAGTTTATAAATGCTTGGCCACAAAATCTTCAATCAATGAGAATATCTTATGGACAATCATCTATTTTAAGGTGTACAGTACAATTAGCATATGATAGATTTTTCACTGAATTCAATCAAACTAATGAAATACAACAAGCTATTGCCAATTCTGATATACTTAATAGGAGTATCGAAAGAAGAACTTTAGTAGATGATATTACTCTTGGAGGAACAGTTCCTTATCAATCAACAGGTTTTGCGTAGAGACAATCATCGAATAACTTCATAAATAAAACACTGAATTAAAACATCATGCCGTTACCCACCGTTGCAACTCCAACGTATGAGTTGAAATTACCGTCATCAAATAAAAAAATTAAATACAGACCATTTTTGGTTAAAGAAGAAAAAGTTTTAATTATTGCATTGGAATCAAAGAGTCAATTTGAGATTACAAATGCAGTAAAAGATGTTTTGAAACAATGTATTTTAACTAAAGGTATAGATGTAGATGAACTTCCTACTTTTGATATTGAATATATCTTTTTGAATATTCGTGCTAAATCAATTGGTGAAGCGATTAAAGTAAGAGTCACATGTCCTGATGATGGTGAAACAGAGATTCCTGTTACAGTATATGTGGATGAAATAAAAGTTGTCAAATCAAAAGATCATAAAACTGATATTGTTCTTGATGATAAAATGACTCTTCGTATGAAGTATCCATCTATCAATCAATTTATTGAAACTAATTTTGATGTCAATGAAGATCCAAAGGAAAATGTAAATAAAACTTTTAAAATTATATCAGAGTGTATCGATACGATCTATACTCAGGAGGATGCTTGGGATGCTAAGGATTACACCTCAAAAGAAAGAGTTGAATTTATAGAACAATTAAATTCAAAACAATATAAAGAGGTTGAAAAATTTTTCGCAACCATGCCTAAATTATCTCATAAGATTGAGGTGACAAATCCAAACACAAAGAAAAAAAGTAGTGTCGTTTTGGAGGGTCTTGCTGATTTTTTCGGCTAAGTATTGCACGGGAAGATCTTGAATCGTATTATCGAATCAATTTTGCTCTGATGCAATACCATAAATATAGCTTGACAGAACTTGAAAATATGATGCCTTGGGAGAGAGATATTTACTTAGCTCTTCTCAAAGATTATATTGAAAGTGAAAATCTGAAGAGACAACAACAAGAAGGCGTTCAGAAGTATGGATGAGGAACAACCAAAAAAGAAAATCACTCTGAATAATTTCTTTGAACAGATTGTTGAGATTGATAAGGTAGCGAATATGGCCTTATCAAATTCAAACATGGTGCAATCTCAGTTAAATACGATTCAACTGGATTTAAAAAGATTAGTTGAGTCTTTGCAAGTTAATTTTGACTCTGGAGTTCAAAATGTTCAGACTCAAATAAATGAAGTTACTAATGTAATTGTACAGGAACAAGGAATAAAAAAATCAGAAACAGACGCTTTAGAGGAACAAATATTTGCACAGGAAGATAAATTACAAAAACAAGTAAAAGGTAAGAAAGCGACTTCATCAGATGGTAACTTAATACAAAAAGCAATCTCATCTGTAGAAAACAAAGCAAAATCAAATTTATTAGCTGCTGGACTTTTTGGTGGATCCTTTCTTTTAGCAGGACTTAAACCGCCAAAAGTAAAGAAGGCTTATGAAAAAAATAGGGAAAAGAATAGGAAAAAAGATAATGAATTAGATTTATACACTGAAGATAAGTCACAATCGACAATCTACAGCGACGATTTTGAATTTAATACTGATAGTTTCAGTGTAGGAGATGATGCTTTTGGTTTTGGTAGTCCGTTTGATACCGATCTAGGTATAGGAGACGATGCTTTTGGTTTTGGTAGTTTTGATACAACTGAAATTATCAAAAATATTATTGATGAAAAAAACAATAATGAAAAATCTGGTGATGTATCAGTAAAACAACAGTTGTTACTTACGCTTGAAGAAAGAGCGAATGAAATAGATAATGAGATTAAATTGAATAAAGAGTTGTTGTTGGAAAAGGATGTTAGTTCTATTACCGCTGAACGCAAAACAATAGAAGAGGCAATAAACAATTTGAAATTAGATAAAAATGATAATAAGTTTGGAGGAAATGATTACTTACAAAAATTAAAGAACACAACAAGTATCGAACCAATTTTAAATAATATTTCCAATATTGGGGATGGAGGACTCTTTGATGATATTGTAAATTCAAGAGAAGATAAAATTAATGTAGGAGATGATGGCTTTGGTTATGGTAATTTTGATACCGATATTTTTAAAATTAATGATGACACATCTAACAATGTCATAGATGGAGGAACTACAATTATAGAAGGAAATAATGAAGTTGTGAATGAAGATATTGGTGCTGGTCAAGGAAGAGGTGAAGTCGTGGCTGATATTTCAATCGTTAAATCATCAAATTCACCAGTCTCTGCGGTAGCGATTGCTGAGGGTAATTCATTAAATCACTTGACAATATAAAATTATGAAAGTATCAACTCAAAAATTTTTACAGTCTTCGGGTTCTAGAAATCTAGATTTACTGAGTAATATTAGATTAAAATCTGCTAATTTAAGTCAAACTAAAATGAAGTTGATGCAGAAGTCTAAAGCTATATCAGC